AGATGAATTGAAAATTCCAGACGAAAACAAAACTCTTCTGGAATTAAACATCTCAGTATTTTTGATACCAGCTTTATTTGTAATAACACCTATGTTTGGCGTTTTGTTTGCATGATTGCCAGTTGAATACACACTATCAAAATCTACAATTTTCTTAACAACATTTCTTGTGGTAATATCAAAGCCAATGAATGTACCAGCATAAACTCCATGCTTGATGTTCTTATTCAAATCAAATTGAGAAACAACTTCAAGATATCTAGCGCCCATCATTTCATTTTCTTCCAAATCCTTCAATGCTAAATTTTTTGGTTGATAGTTAATATCATGAATTGCTTTTTGTTGCAACATACTTGATATTGTCAAAAAATTATATCCAAACTTATTCTCAAAGAATAAAAATGTTGGTGACAATTTATCATTAACTGCTTTCTTTGAGCACCAATCTAAACACTCAAAGGGCGTTTTGTTTGGTAAAACAACAGTTCTTATTCCTTTGGATTGTTCCATCAAGAATAATCCATCAGAATTTACCAACAAATAATTTTTTAAAATATCAAGAGCGACATTGGTATAAGTGTCCCGATACGATTTTGATATTTTGATTTGCTGTGATAAGATAAATTCATCCGAAACAAAATGTAGAACATAAAGTTCCGTGCTCATATTTACAGTTTTTCTTGAACTTTGTTTATAAACTCTAAACGATTTTTTAATCGTAGCTTCATTTTCAGTTTTTCCCATATCAATCAAAAGAATTTCTGATCCATCAAACGATAGTTTATTTGATAATCCTTTTGCATCTCGTATGAGAATAGTACCAGTCATGCATGGATTGAATACGCTATCAAAGATATTTAATTCTTCAAACATACCCGTTAAATCAATAACACCTAATTTAGTTGCTAATGATAAACCATTTGGCTTAACTGTATATTGTGTTGTCTGTAAAACACGGTTATCAGACATTGCTGATTACCCCAATAAATTCTTGATCCACTGTGGAAACAAACTCGTTCTTTAAAATTTTTATAATTCTTTTAGCATCATTTTCTTCAACTTCATAATCATAGAAAGACATTCTAGTTTTTGTGATTGATACTGTTAGCGTATTTCCGTCTGATAGTGTATAGCTTGCACTTTCTTCCACAAGATTGTTATAGTCTTCTTCGGTTATTTGTAACTTGTCTACTGTTTTTTCTCCAGTAACAGGAAATAATCTTGTTTCAATTTTATAGAAAGAATGATTGTTGAGTATGGCCCATTCTAATCCATCTCTTTCTCTGCCAGTTTCAAAAATTAATTGCTCATCATTAGTTACCGATGCGTTGACGGAAACTGTCAATCCTGTGCCTGCTCCAGTTATATTTGATGTAGCAACTGTGCCGGATGGTAGAATTAAATAAGAACCAACATTTGCTGTAGCGATACTCAATGAAACAACATTACCTGTTCCATCGGTGGTTACTGTTGCATTTGCTTTGGCACCAAATACTGTTCCGCCTTGAACTTGAATAATGTTTCCGTTAGCATATCCTGAACCATCGTTAACAACATTCAATGATGTAATCGTAGAAATTGCTTCAGTAACAAAAAGATTACCTTCTTCATCAGCCATTTCAAAAGTTTCTGTTATCCAACTGTCTGCATATTTTGACCGGATAACTTCATTTAAAACTCTTTGCTCAAGAGGCCAATCAGTCTTAACATCAAAGATGTTATTCATCTTCAAAATGATCCAGTGCTTTTCTGATCCACCATAAAATTTATTTGCGACAATTTCTGGTGTTTCGCCATCAGGCACGGTGTACTGATAGTATGCAATAGAATTTTCCGTAAGATTTTCATCAAACGAAAAACTAGCAGTTAAATTTGTAACTGTATCAAGAGAATTTGAACCTTCTAAATTATAGATGGTTTTGGGAAAGTATCTAAAGTATTTTGCCATTATAACATCAATTTGGATTATTAGGTGGATAAAGGGCTTTTAGAAGGGCATCATTTTCGGCTTGAGTTGCGCCGCCGTATGTTCTATCTCCAGGACTAAAGTCTTGAAAATTAAATTTGGTCATAATTTCTGTTTCCTTGAATGATAGATCCATTCTAATTGCAGTTGGCATACCAGTTTTGCCAAGTTGAGGAGAGTTGTCTCCCGGTGTTTCAAATGTATGAAAACCATTTGGTGCATAATCCATATCTATTGACGTTAAAACGCAAGTTGAAATTGTTGGTATATTTGGATTGATTTGACCGTTATAATAAAATTCAATATCAAATTCAGATGGAGGAACTAAAAAATAACCAGCCGATCCAGATTTTACTTCTGGTGCTTGATGAAATTTTAATCGTCTAATCAACTTTTGCACTTCTTCCGCTTCTTGTTCACTTCTAGGATAAAACATAAAAGAGAATCTAAATTCTCTAAAACTTGGAGTTGTGTAAATTAATTCTAATTGAGGATTTTGTGTAAGTCCTGTTGCACCAATAAATGCGGCTGTGGCTGCTTTTGGTGAATCTATTAATTTATTAGCCAAAAGTCCTGATGCAATTTTCTGGAGCAAAAAAGGAGATAAGTTTCTGCCTCTTTGATTTGGATCTACTCCGCCCTCTAAGCCGACTTTTCCAAAAGCTCCCAACAAAGCTGCCGTTTCTGAACCCAAATCTAAATCAGAATATCCTTGAGTGTGAGTAAAATTTAAAGTATTCGGCATATACAATGCGATACTATCGGTAGTTCTTTTTGTTCTTCTCAAAAAATTAACATTATTTAGGGAACCAAATGCTTCACCAGCACCTTGGGCAGCTCCTGTAACAACACCAACAATATCCGAAGATTTCACACCGAAGGCATTTAATGTATTTGTAACAGTATTATTTATACCTTTACTTACTGAAATTGCTTTTTCAGCGAAGTCACCCGAAATATTATCTCTTAGACTTTCAACCCCAATTTGTCCCAATTTTTGTGCCGCACCTACAACGGAATTCAAAGTTCCACCAAGATTAGTTGAATTGGTTTGTCCAAAAAGACCCTGTCTATTTTTTTGTATTTGCGACCTAGTATCTGAAGCAAATTCATAAGAATATTCAGTTTTGTCTTGGACTTGAATATGAATAACCATATAATGTCCTTTGTCTACTGATCCAATATCAATTGGATATCTCAGTAAATTTGTACCAAATTTTTCATTTGGCAAAGGTCCGATTGTTCTAGCGGCTTGCTCTTTATAAGTTATATCGGATAAGGTGAAAAGTGCCATGTTGATCCTGAAGTTTTACTACATATTTATATGTCTTATGGAACTAATTCTTACAAAGGTAAGTTTACCCCACAAAACCCGAAAAAATATAACGGCAATCCAGATAACATAATCTATAGGTCATCCTGGGAATTGCGTTGTATGAAGTGGTTTGACGATAATCCGAACATCATCTGGTGGTCATCGGAAGAATTGGCTATTCCTTACTACAGTCCAGTTGACAAGCGAATGCATCGTTACTTTCCAGATTTCATCATCAAAGTCAAACGAAAAGATGATACCATTATGACTTATGTAGTTGAGGTCAAACCAGAAGCACAGACCAAAAAACCAATACAAAAGCGTAAGACCAAGAATTTTCTAAGAGAATCTATAACATATGTTGTCAATCAAATGAAGTGGAAAGCAGCCGATGAATTCTGTCACGCACACGGGTGGCAATTTAAAATAGTTACGGAAAAAGATTTAGGCATTTAAACCGTAATAAATACATTTATGGCTTACTTAATGGACAGAATCAATCAGCAGTTGCAAAAGACTGGTTATACGGCTCGTAGTAGACAAGCCCGTGATTGGTTGCGTTCAAAGATTGGCGATTTAAAACCAACGCCTCAGAAATTAATGCAGGACCGTGAGAGACAGACAACCTCACATTTTATTGGTCACATGTACTATTTTTATTATGATCCGAAAACGAAGGATAAGTTGCCATATTACGACAAGTTCCCATTGGTTCTACCAATACAACTATACCCAGACGGTTTTCTAGGGCTGAATTTACATTACATTCACCCAAAGCAACGTATCATTCTTTTGGATAAATTGAGCGAACATGCCACCGATAATCGCTTTGATGCACAAACCAAGCTAAGATTAAATTATCAAATGCTGGCGGCATTCTCAAAGGCGTATGAAGCAACACCTTGCATTAAGCGATATCTAGGTTCTCATGTGCAATCTAGATTTGTTGAAATTCCAGCTGATGAATGGGACATTGCCGCCCTATTGCCGGTTGAACAATTTGAAAAGGCAACAAAGAACAAAGTCTGGGCCGATTCTAGGAAAAAATTCTAATGTCATTTTTACCCCAATTATTTTTAGCCAACATAAAGGCTAAAGAGGGCTTAGCCCGTCCAAGTCGTTTCCAAGTTATATTACCAATACCACAATACATTAGCAAGTTTGTTGAGAATGGTTTGCTTGAACAAATCTTAAATCTGCCAAACTCAATTTTCTCTGATGTTACCGCAAGAGTACTTGGCGGAGAACAAACTCGTTCTTACAATTCATCTATTTCCAGATATCTAGCACTTCAATGTGAAAGTGCGTCATTGCCTGGAAAAACATTAAACACCAATGACGTTGAAATTTATGGTCCAAGTTTCAAAGTTCCATACAAAGCACAATATGATGACGGAATACAATTGACTTGGATTTGCACAAACGAATTCTATGAGAGAAAACTATTTGACCGTTGGCTAGAAGCAATCGTACCTAATGACACAAACAATGCTAGATTTCCTAAGGGCAAAGAAACATACTACATGACAAACATTAAGATTGTTCAGTATGATGATTTCATTAAACAGATTTATGCTGTAGAATTATTTGATGCTTTTCCTATTGGAATTTCAGCACAACCATTAGCTTGGTCAGATGATGGCTTTCATAGATTGACTGTCAATTTTGCTTATCAAAAATTTAAAACAATTTATGAAGGCGACTATGACCTTGGTGCGGCGGCGGCTGCACTTCTTGGTTCTTCCGTTGCAGGAGTGCCAGTTTCTCAAATTCTACAATCACAAATTAGAGGAACGGCTGAAGCTGTGAGAAGAATATTTTAATTATTTGGAGATTATATGTTACCTAAAATTGATGTGCCTTTATATGAAATTACTTTACCATTGTTAAAAAAGAAAGTAAAGATTAGACCATTCTTGGTTAAAGAAGAAAAGATTCTGTTGATGGCTATGGAATCTGAGGATGAAAAATCCATTCTTTTAGCAATTAAGCAGATTGTTACCAACTGTTGTGTGGAAAATATCAATGTTGATGATTTGCCCATATTAGACTTGGAATATATGTTCTTGCAACTGAGAGCGAGGTCTATTGGTGAGATAATTGATTTACAATACAAATGCAATAACGATGTTAAAGATGATGAAGGAAACGAAAAGAAGTGCAACAACATCATTAAATTGAGTTTCAATGCACTGGAAGTTGAACCTGAGGAGAATGAAAATCATTCACAAAAAATTCAACTAACTCCAAAACTTGGTGTAATGATGAAATATCCAGATTTCAAAACCATGGAAAAAATGGATACGCAGTCTGAAACAGAAGCCATACAAAAAATGGTCACCAACTGTATAGATTACATCTACGATGAAGAAACTTTATATTATGCTAAAGATGTTTCCGAAACAGAATTAA